CGCAAATCATGTCGAGCGTGTCGCCCTGTTGCGCGATGGCCTGCATCAGATTTGGCTCACAATGCAGCGGGGTTTGTCCTGGACGCGTGATACTGCCCAGCGCATGTCCCGCCACAGCTCGTCGACAGTGGTATCGATGCTGTCGGCTTTCTTGTCGCCTTTGGCGCTGGCATCCACACCGCGATAACGCTCATAGAGCGTGGCGGTCGCCATTGAGGTGACGGCGCGCAGGTAATAGAAAACGCGAACACTCTCGCCGTCGAGATCGTCAGCCGGCACGTCGGCAAGCTTGCTAAAACCCCCGGCAATCTGCTGTTCCCGCCACAAAAACAGCTCGGCATTGGTTTCGGCGATGCCGGTTTTGATGGCCTCACGCAGCCGGACCGGGGCGACGGTCTGCTCAAGTCGCATCCCTTCACGCACGCGTTTCGGGTCGATGTCAGGAAAGAAAAACGTATTTTTTATCACCGGCTCATCGCTGGCAGGTGGCGGGATGACCACCACGCCACCCGGCTGCGGCTCATCGTTCTTTTTAATAATCAGCGTCGTCATGACTACCTCTGAATAGGTGGGCGGTGGACGCCGGTCTCAGGTCAGGTAAAACACCCTCATCGACCGGCGTGCCGCCCTGGCGCGGGGCGCATTCTGTTAACCGACGGTCTTTTTCGGGCGGCCACGTTTAGCCGGTGCCGTGGTTTTCACGGCGCGCGGCACTCTTACCGGGGCTTTAACGACTGTTGCCGGTTTGGGCTTCAGCTCTCGCTCAAGCCGTTCAATGTCTTTTTTGACGCCTGCCTGACAATCGAGCTGCATCGCTCGCTTGAGGTGGGCCAGTGCGTCGGCGGGCTGTTTGTTGTCCCGCAGCACCTGGCCGGTTATTTTGTGCAGTTTTGCGCGCACCTCATCAGGCATATCGGCGGCGGCGGTCAGCGCCAGCGTGTCGAGTAGCTGGCTGACGACGACCGGTTCACCGGCGGCATGGGCGCGCATGGCGGCGAGTGCCACCTCTTCGGTAAACATGTACTGCGGCGGGCGGCGGTGTTTACCAGGCATGGTCAGACCGTACTTAAACGCGTAGCGGGCAATATCCATCGCGCCGCTGATATCGCCGACATCAAGACGCCACAGCATGACGGTCATCACGATGTCATCCTGCGCGCCTTTGCCCTGTTCCAGCACGCCACTAACCCACGGCAGATAGAACGGCAGCAGCTCGCGCTTTTTCGTGGCTTTCAGCTCTTTACCAAAGATGGCTTTTAATGTGCGTTGGTCTGCGGCCAGCTTAACCAGCATCTGCTCATAGGCAGTGGCATGCCGCAGCGGGTTGTTTTCCCGCTGCGCGGTTTCAATGGCCGAGACCCGCATCATGTGACGCTGTGCGGGGCTCGTCATCGGTTAGCCCTCCGGTTGCGCGGCAGAGAAATCGCCCAGCTTGATATTTTCAATGAAGCACCCGGCGGCGTAGGTTTCGACCACATAATCGATGTTCATCGATTCGTAGTTTTCCACCTGGTCAAGTTTCGGGTTTTCGATGATGGATCGGCGGTGGCTTTCGTCCATGAAATAGATGGACAGGTTATCGAGACGCGTCACCATAATCGCGTTCGCCGGGAAGTACGGCACACGGACGGCGGGCAGGTTGCCGATGCGTTTCTGGCTGATGATGATGTCAGCCGCGAGCGCTTCGCTGTTGGGCTGGTCTTTGTTGACGATCGGGAAATATTTATCGGCCAGCAGCTTACGACCCACAATCGCTACAAGTTCGGCATCTTCCTGATAAATCTCGTCAATCAGGTTGTCGGTTGCATCCATGACCAGCGCATCGAGGTTAACGTAATCGCCGTTTTTACCCACACGGATCACAGCGGAAACAACCTTCCCTTCTTCGTCGACAATTTTGCTCATCACGCGGGTCGGCGCTTCATTACGGTATTTCTGCAGCCAGCCGACGGCGACGTCCTGCAACATCGGATGAGTGGCGCGGTCAGAGGTTTCGGCGCGCTCAACGCCGTTGAACCCGGCCATGATGAAATCGAGCGCCTGCCGCTGGATGATGGCATCACGAATACGGCGCTGGAAGTCCTGGAAGCGCGCCCACAAATCCAGCTTTTTATATTTGAAGTGAAAGTCGAAGTTGACCTGATCACATTCGTACTTGTTGGACTCCAGCGCGGTAAAGTCGGAGGTTTTACGCTCCTTGCCGCTGTTGGTGTCCGTTGTACTGGCGATGGTGCCATTGACGCCGACGCCAATTTTTTCACCCTTCAGCTCATCCACCGGCACGATATTAATTTTCTGCAAAAAGGCCGAGGACATCTGCACGGTGTTCATCATGGTTTGCGTGACGGACGGCTCGACGGAGAATTTTTTACTCACGTCGTCCGGGTCTATGCCGTTCAACTCAGCAACGCGGGACATGTAGGCATTGAATTTAAAACGGGTTTCCTGACGCATAGTCTTTCCTGTTTGGTTAAATCTGGTTGTCTGACCGGGCAAGCCTGTCGCCCGGCGATAAATTCATGACCGTTTAGCAGTCGGTCAGCAGCTCATCGCCACCGCCACCGGTGGAGAGCTTGCGGCGTGGCTGCGTGGTGCTTTCGATGTTATCCAGCGACGTTTTTAACTGGCTGAATGCCTGGCTGGTCTGGTCGGCCTTCGTGGTGACGTCCTGTTTCAGCGTCGCAAAGGCATTTTCCAGCGTGGCAAGACGCTGCTCAGTGGCGGTGAGGTTTTCCTGCACATGTTCACTGACGGCCGTCACGGCTTCATGCACATCCTGAAAACGGGCGTCATCGCTGGCCTGTTTGCGGCTGAAGATCGCTTTCACTTTGTCGCTCAGGGCGGTAAAGACATTTTCCGCCTGGTCTTCAAACTCCAGCTCGGCGAGGGTGGCGACGGAAATCAGGTTGCCCGGCTCGGCTTTGAAGCGGTTGAGGGGGTTAAATTTGGCACCCCGGCAAAATTCGAGGTATTCGGTGCCGAGGCTGGCCGGGTCATCGGTCACGGCGAGGCCGACCAGGTAGCATTTACCGCTATTGGCGAAATTCGGCTGAATTTCCATTGAGGTGTAGACCTTCTGCAATTTTTTATTCATTGCGATCAGGTCATCGGTCGGGGTGATTTTGGCGAACAGCGCCAGCTTGCCTTTCAGTACCGAATCGTCGTCAATCTTTTCAGACTTCAGCTCAACCACATCGCCGTAACGGCTGAACGGGCCATCCGGCAGGATGCCTTTCAGGTGTTCGAGGTTAATGCGGCAACCATAGACGCGGGGGTCAAAGGTCTCTGCCATTTCCTGAATATCCGTCGCGCTGATAACGCGGCCGTCACAGGTATCGCCTTCGACGCCGATGCGAAACCATTTTGAAACTTTTTTTGCCATTGTCAGGAGTCCTGATATCGGGTTAACGGGTCGGGGTTAGTTTCCCGACGTCGCCGCCCACCCGCTATCAATCCCGGATGGCTTATCCCTCACACAACAGCACCTTAGCGATTCGCATCACCCGTTTCTTTAGCCTTGCCCTGTATCAATCACGGCGAGGCATCCATGACCATCACCACCGACACCACTTTATTAAACGACCCGCGACGCCAGGCGGCTTTACTGTACTGGCAGGGGTTTTCCGTGCCGCAGATTGCCGAAATGTTGCAGACCAAACGCCCGACAGTGCAGAGCTGGAAACAGCGCGACCAGTGGGAGGAAACCGCACCGCTGAACCGGGTCGAAAGCACCTTAGAGGCCCGGCTGATTCAGCTCTACGCAAAGCCCAACCTGACACCCCACGATTTCAAGGTGGCGGATTTTCTGGCCCGACAGATGGAGCGCTTTGCGCGCATTAATCGCTATGGCCAGACCGGAAATGAGGTTGACCTTAATCCCAATGTGGCCAACCGCAACAAAGGCGACCGCAAAAAGCCGACAAAGAACTTTTTCAGCGACGAGGCTATCGAGAAACTGGAAGAGATTTTTTTCGCGGAGTCTTTCGAGTATCAGCTCCGCTGGCACCGCGCCGGGCTTGAGCACCGTATTCGCGACATTCTGAAATCGCGCCAGATTGGGGCGACGTTCTACTTTTCCCGCGAGGCGCTGCTGCATGCGCTGAAAACCGGCCATAACCAGATTTTCCTGTCAGCGAGTAAGACGCAGGCGTATGTATTCCGCGAGTACATCATTCAGTTTGCCCGCCGGGTCGATGTCGACCTGACCGGTGACCCGATTGTCATAGGCAACAACGGCGCAAAGCTGATTTTTCTCGGCACCAACTCAAACACCGCGCAGAGCCACAACGGCGACCTTTATGTCGACGAAATTTTCTGGATCCCCAACTTCCAGAAACTACGCAAAGTGTCGTCGGGCATGGCCTCACAAAGCCACCTGCGCAGCACCTACTTTTCGACACCTTCCACCCTGGCACACGGCGCTTACCCGTTCTGGTCGGGGGAATTATTCAACCGGGGCCGCGCCAGCGCCAGCGAGCGGGTTGACATCGATATCAGTCATGACGCGCTCGCCGCTGGCGTGGCGTGTCCTGACGGTCAGTGGCGGCAGATTGTCACCATTGAGGATGCGCTCGCCGGGGGCTGTACGCTGTTCAATCTGGAGCAACTCAAGCGCGAAAACAGCGTCGACGACTTCCGCAATCTGTTTATGTGCGAGTTCGTTGACGACAAGGCGTCGGTGTTCCCGTTCGAGGATTTGCAACGCTGCATGGTCGACAGTCTGGAAGAGTGGGAAGACTTTGCCCCGTTCGCCGACAACCCGTTCGGCTCCCGCCCGGTCTGGGTGGGATACGACCCGTCGCACAGCGGCGACAGCGCCGGGTGTGTGGTGCTCGCACCGCCGGTTGTCGCCGGGGGCAAGTTTCGCATCCTGGAGCGCCATCAGTGGAAAGGCATGGACTTCGCGACTCAGGCCGAATCCATCCGCCAGCTCACCGAAAAATACAACGTTGAGTACATCGGTATCGATGCGACCGGCCTCGGTATTGGCGTCTTCCAGCTGGTTCGCTCGTTTTATCCCGCCGCCCGCGATATCCGCTACACGCCGGAAATGAAAACCGCAATGGTGCTGAAAGCAAAAGACGTTATCCGCCGTGGCTGTCTCGAATATGACGTCAGCGCCACCGACATCACCACCTCGTTTATGGCAATCCGTAAGACCATGACCAGCAGCGGGCGCAGCGCCACCTATGAGGCCAGCCGCACCGAGGAAGCCAGTCACGCGGACGTCGCCTGGGCGACCATGCACGCGCTGTTAAACGAACCGCTTACCGCTGGCAGCGGCCAGGTAACATCATCCATTCTGGAGTTCAACTGATGAGTAAATACAAAGGCCGCAAGCCACAGCCACAAAAGCGCCCGCGCAACATGAAAGACAGCGCGCCCCAAAAAATGGAGGCGTTTACCTTTGGTGAACCGAGCGCCGTGCTCGACCGCCGCGATATTCTGGATTACGTGGAATGCGTCAATAATGGCCGCTGGTTCGAACCGCCGGTCAGCTTTAACGGGCTGGCGAAAAGCCTGCGCGCCGCCGTTCATCACAGCTCGCCAATTTACGTTAAGCGCAACATTCTGGCCTCAACGTTTATTCCGCACCCGCTACTGTCACAACAGGACTTCAGCCGCTTCGCGCTTGATTTTCTGGTGTTTGGCAACGCGTTTTTAGAGCTCCGAAAGAGTGTCACCGGTCGCCCGCTGAAGCTGGAAGCGTCACCGGCTAAATACACGCGGCGTGGTATAGAAGATGATGTCTACTGGTGGGTGCCGTCATTTGACCAGCCGCACCCGTTCGCGCCGGGATCCGTATTCCACCTGCTGGAGCCAGACATCAACCAGGAGCTGTACGGCATGCCGGAATATCTCAGCGCGCTAAACTCCGCCTGGCTGAATGAAGCGGCGACGCTGTTCCGTCGCAAGTATTACCAGAACGGGGCGCATGCGGGTTACATCATGTATGTGACGGACGCCGCGCAAAGCGGTACCGATGTTGAGGCGTTGCGCGATGCGATGCGCAGTTCGAAGGGGCTCGGCAACTTCAAAAATCTGTTTTTCTACGCACCGCACGGAAAACCAGACGGCATTAAAATTGTGCCGCTCAGTGAGGTGGCAACGAAAGACGATTTCTTCAATATCAAAAAAGTCAGCGCCGCCGACCTGCTCGACGCTCACCGCATCCCGTTCCAGCTGATGGGCGGCAAGCCGGAAAACGTCGGTTCGCTCGGCGATATCGAGAAGGTGGCAAAGGTGTTTGTCCGTAACGAGCTCATCCCGCTACAGGACCGGATGCGCGAGGTCAACGCGTGGGCCGGTCAGGAGGTGATCCGGTTCAAAAGTTACACCCTCGACACCGAAAGTGACTGATTTCCGCCGCCTCCGGGCGGCTTTTTCTTACCCCCACGCCTGACCGCCTCAGAAGCCCGACACGCCCTCAAACACCCCCGCACCACCCACCGACACCCTCGCGAACCTGCGCGGCACAGCGACGCGCTCAGGCTGCGAAAATAAATGCGCAAAAGTACGCTGGCGCGCAGTGCTTTCCCCGCCACGCCTGCCCGCTTTAGGGGGCGGTTTTTATGCACTTGCATGACCACTATGGATCCCCGCCAGCTCTGGTGGTGCAAGGAGAGAACGGGCAGCCCTGACGCATGCAAAACCATGCACCTTTTGCATGCATTACTATTTAATCGTTTGAAAATACGAATAAGCATCCTCAAAGGCAGTGAGGTAATGTTTTGGCAGCTTAAATTCATAAGTATTGAGATCGGTCGTTATGAAAATCTTTCCCTTCTTAAAATTTATTTTTTCGTCTTTATCAAATAATGAATAAATCCCCCACCACGTCACACCCGAGTCAATAACGAAACAAAATGCCGCTCTCTCGCCCTTATGTGATAAAGATACATTATTCAGTTGAACTGTTTTTTCCAATGAGTAACGGCCAGAAGATTTACCCAGAGAGAAATAAATCCCTGTAATATTAACTCTCAGATTTCTCATATTTTGAATTGTGAGCGAGCAATTTACACCTTTGCCATGGGAAACCACACCACTTATTCCATGAATAACTCTGATTTTTTCGATCTCGCTCTGAACCGCTTGATATGCCATGTACAATGAAACCATCACAGCGACCAACGTCGCAAATGCAGATAGCCAACCACCAAGCATTGCCCAGAGCGCGACTTCACTCGCATGTTTACTTTCAGCCCACTCCCATTTAAACCCACCAATGAAGAAACCTAAAGTAAACATCAAAATACATAAAATGATAATGCCGAAGAGTTTTACATTCATATGTTCAACCTATCACCACTGGCCTTTACATTAAACAGACTAACGCCTCGCAGGGCTCGTTGTTCAACCCCGCCAGCACTGAAAGCGAGTTTCAGCACCGGTGGCGTTTGTCACTTAATTGTTTAATTGTCGAGTATCGAATCGACTTCACCTGTTCGCACGTTGACGCGTGCCGCTACGGCCTGCTTAACCACGCCACCATAAGCATTAGTGCCGCGAAACGTTGTTTTTACAACGGCATGCGGGTCTTTATTCAAAATCAAATGGTAGACCGTTGAAACATGCTTATAAGAGGAATCATCATTCATGCTGGCTTTTATCAGCTTCTCTAACGGGCGATAAGAGCCATCCCAACCGCTAAAATTACCCTGAAATGCGTCAAGGTTAATTTTATTATTCAGTGATTGTGGATCCTTCTCGAAATCGTTGAAACACCACCCCAACACATCACCGAGCTTTAACGCATCATCTTTAGTAAAAGTGTACTCACTCATACAGGCATAAAATGCATCAGCAGAGTTGGCCGGTACACCTTTGAAGCCCACATAGCCTTTAACTATATCGTGCCGGGTTTGTTTTGGTTCGTTGCGATATTCTTTGAGCGTTTTGTCTGCGTACTCAAACGTTGGCGTTGCCGGTTCAGCTTTAACCTCCGGTGCTTCAGTTTTTGCCACAGGCTGACTTTTTTCAGTCGGCCATAAGATTGAGCCAATAACGCCCAGCGCCAAACAGCCACCAAGATAAACCGCACTTGAGCGCTTACGGTTAGGCATTCGAACCAGCGACGGCTTGATTAACCCCACGATAAAAGCAATAAAGAGAGCCAGAGATAAAAATGCTATTAAAGTATCCATGATTTTCCTTTGTGTAATCCCCATAAAAACAACCCCATGCTATCAAACATGGGGTCGAGGGTTGCATACTTTTCAGAGGTTAACGCCAGCTCTCATCTTCCCATACTTCCTGAATGATGCCATCTAATGCCTCTCGATCAGATTCGTTGTCGAACCCGATAACCTCAACCCCCGTTACAGACCCTTTTTTCACCGTAACCCGCGTGGATGGGAAAGCACATCTCACCTTGCTTGTTAGTTCATTCTGTAAAGCATCGACCACCTGCTGGCCTAATTTTTGCTCTTTGTCCAACGTGATGTTTATTCTCATAACCTATTCAGCCTTATAGAAAACTTCTTTTTCTGGTTCTTTATTTTCACTATTTGCCAGGTCAGCAATGAGAGACAGGGCGAGCTTGAGGTCTGCTGGTTTGCAGTTTGCAATCAGAGACACTTCGGCGATGAATTGCACACAAGCCCATTTTTTCTGCCTTTGGCTGAAACATTCATCAACCATGAAATCCCTCCCACAAGTATTACTGTATATTTATACAGTATCACGTATAGCTGAGGGATTAAAAGAAAAATTATCAATCGCGATTAGTCTGTATGTTAATGAAATCGATGAATATTAAAGGTCATCTCTGCTTCTGCTTTTCTGCTAACCCCGCGACTCGATTTAGGATTTGTTTAGCCTGCGCCTGGTGTGATGGTGCTGTCGGGAAAATTTCACCGGTTGCGGAACCACGGCACCATTTGCCGTTTATGCAACTTCTGCCACCGGTCATCAGGTGCAGGGCCTCACCCCGGCTGATGGTTTCGCCGGTCGTGAGCTGAATCTCGTCTATGGTTCTGTCAATGGCTGCGCTTTGTTTATCCGTTCCGTGGACAAAATCACGCCCGGTGACTCGTTTTTTGTCCCTGAGTCTGGCGGTTAGCTTCCGCCTTTCACTTCGACTCAACGGTTTGGATAAATCCAGCTCCGGTGGATCGCTTTCGCTCCCCGTACAGTTATTGACAGAACTCCGAGAGGGCGCAGGGGCGCCCTTAACGTCAACGGCCAAATCAACTGCACGCTTCGGTACAATCTTCCACTGCGTGAGCCGGGTTAAAATCGGGGTGTCAGCGCCGACGGCGGAATCGTACACGCCACGAATGCAGATAGTTTCCTCACCATACTGGTTAAACTCGGCGCGGGGCTCATACAGCGTGCGCACCTGCAAATCATCGCGACGGACAAACGGGCCACCTTGCGCATTAACGTAACCAGCCCAATCACCGGCGTCGGCGGCATCATGCACAGCTGCAAACTCAACACTCAGACCATGCGCTGTCTCAGTATCAGCAAGGCGGCGTAGTTCGCGGTAGACCGTCACCGGCGCGCCACCGATAAACTGAAATTGACGAATGTGCCAGCGCGCCGCCCATGCTGAAACGGCGGGGGCGGTCTCTTTCAACAGTTCGCCGCTTTCGTCGTCGGTTTCACCATCAAGAGCATAGCCGTCGATGTTTTTGGAAATGTATTTAGCGACATAGCCGGTTGCGCTACCTTTTTCCGGGTCGATTGCCTCGGCATGGAAGCGCGCTTTTTTGGCTTTATCGCTTCTCAGTTCGTGGCGGTCTTCCTCCCACGCATAATTACGGATGATGAGGCGCACGCGCTCGACATCTTCCGGCAACATGAACATAAGCATGTGCCAATGCGGCGTTCCATCATGGTGAGGCTCGGCAACACGTATGCCGAAAATGCGGATTTCTTCCCGGTGTAGCTTGGCGCGTATACGCGCCCAAAGACCGGTGAGATAGCTCTGCGTGTCCGACGGGCTGGCACCGTTCCATTTGCTGTTACGGTAGCCCGCTTTGGTGGTGGCGTGGTATTTAGACGGTGCGGTCAGGGTGTAAAACTCCCCGACATAACCGAGCTCATTACAGATATTTTCAAACCCACGGATGCGGGTCATCAGCTCGCAGCGGCGTATAGCTGGATTAGCGACTGAGCCGTCGTATTTTTCAATCAGGCTGATGCGGTTGCCGTCTTCGTCTTCGAGATCCAGACCTTTGAGAAACTCACGCGTGCGGCGCTTCTGCTCGCGCCAGTCTGTCACGCAGTTTTTACTCGCGTAGGAGTGCTTTTTCTTGCTGACGTTGCCGACTGCAATTTGTAGATGTTCGCGCCATGACGACGCGACACGACGCAGACGATTACGCCACCATGACTCAGTAAACATACGGATTACTGCGGGGGCGATATCATCTTTGTTGAAGTATTTATTTGCCACGCGCTCCCAATGGGGAGGGGTGACATTAAATTGCAGAGAAATAAAACCAGCATGCATGTACCAGGTGTACAGCGTTTTGAGTTCACCAAAACCTGAGTCATCAATATTTGCCAGCTCAGAACGAATGAAATTAGCAATATCACCGGCCAACAGGTCAACATCGGCGCGCGACATATCAGGGAGGCGGTTATATCTGGCGACCAGATTAACCATACGAGACGCCAGATATTGCATGAGTCGGGTGTCAAAATAACCACCGAAAACAGCAGTTGATACATTGCTGTTGATACCCATGCACTCGTATTTTTTTGCGACCAGTTCAAGACGTGGCAATGCCTTTTTACAGAAGCTGATTAAAAAGGCATTGGCTCGTTGACTGCCCTGATTTTGCTCCAGTACCGCAGTGGTGCGATAAACGTCAAAGCGCACGCACTCTGGCTGGAGAGAAAGCCCTTTTCTCGCATGCAGCAAAGCCGCGAACATACGGTCGCGGCGATACTGTTGGTCATAAGTTAGATATGGGCTGGCTATTGCTGACCGTGGAGCGTTCCACGGGTAAGCATAGTTAACGCTTACCCGCATAGCTCCCCCATTTGCCTGCGCTGTATGCTGAGCATTACATAGCCAGGGGCCCACTCGTTAAGGTCAGCTACATGAGTCACCAGTACGTAGACAAATGCGCCTGTAAACCCGACCTTTTGCGGTTCATACTCGCAGGGGCCGTACTCGTTTAAGCAAAGTAAGTCCCCTACAGCAAACGCACGGTCATCAAGACGAAACTCTGCTTTTTTCGTTCCATTAATGACAGCCTGAAAAAATTCAGGCCGGATTTTTAGTTGATGTGTTTTTCTCATGCCGCCGCCTTAATTGAGGAGGCGCACATTTCTCCGATGCGCTTAATCTCTGCGGCCATTTCCTCAATTGAGGT